AAAAGGCTAAAAAATCGCAACGTCAATTGGATCGGAGGTTAGCTTATGAAAACCAAAAGTAAAAGATGCTGCAACTGTAACGAGAGAATTGTTCGGGGTATGGCGTTTCCATTAATGGACAAAAGCCTGTGTATGGGATGTTTTGTTGAGTTCGGATTAGCCCAGAAGCTTGAAATTGATGTCGAGCATTATATGAATTGTTCGCATGAACATTGTTTTGATTGTGAATATGCTTTTATCAAAGCACTCTTTGCACTTGACTATAAACAAACTGAAACAGGTAACTGGTACAGGACGACTCCAAACCCGAAAATTGTTCGTATTTATGATGATTTACTTACCAACTTACCAACTTCCACGGGAAGTAAAAACTTCGGTAAGTTGCAAGGTATTGATTTTGTTGAATAAATTTAATTTACTTACCGAGCTTCCCGTTTACCTTGGTAAGTTAATTATAGCTTGTAAGTCATTGATTTTATTGCTACTTACCAACTTACCGAACTTCCCCCCCTATAGGGGGTATAGGGGGGTGGTAAGTAACCCACCTCCCCCAACCCTATTTAACGTAACCATAAGGAGTGAAAACGTATGCCAAAAG